AATGATGCAACATTTGAAATTACAGGAGTTCAATTAGAAGTTTCAGATCATGCGACCTCGTTTGAGCATCGCAGCTACGCACAGGAGCTTGCTTTATGTGAGAGATATTTTTACGCTTATGTACCATCAAGTTCAATGTGGCGAGATGGTTATAGCGATGCAAATATATATATTAAAGGACAAGTTTCATTTCCTGTGACAATGAGATCAGCTCCCTCTGTTACGATGGTTGGTACAATGACTCATGGTAATAATGAGACTAACAATGTAGCAGCAGAAACACCAACTACTAGCATAAATGAAGCAACATCTATTGTTCGTGCATCATCCGCAGGTAGAACTTACAGTTTTTGGGCTTCTTTTGTTAATGGTGTTGGATTTACCTTTTCTTCGGAGCTTTAAATCATGGACAGAATAATTACATCAGCAAAATATATTAAATCACCAAAAAATCCAGACGGTACGGGTGGTGAAAATGATAGATTACTATGTGAGATAGATGGAGTAAAAATGGGAGTACCAATGGATAAAGATAATATGGACTATCAATTAATTTTAGAGTGGATAGCAGAGGGAAACACTCCAGAGGAGGCTGATTAATGGGACTAACCAAAGCACAAGCTGCTGGACTTGCTGATACTGCTGTTAGTGCAGGTAGTTATGGATCGGCTACTGCTATTCCAGCTATAACAGTTGATGCCCAGGGTAGAATAACTGCTGCATCTACTAATGCTATTTCTGCTGGAGGAGAAACAGATAGTATATTTCAAAATCCTGCAACAGCAACAGGAAATATTACAGTTGGTACTAATAAGAATGGTTTAGTTGCTGGCCCTTTTTCAATGGCGACTTATACTTTAACTGTACCTTCTGGTTCAACATTTACGGTGGTTTAGATGGCAGTATCAATCAACGGAAATACAGGAGTAGTAACAGGTCTGGCAGCTTTACCAGACTCAGCAATGTCTAGTGGGTCTATTATTCAAGTTGTTTCAACGACTAAACAAGATGTTTATTCACAGGCAGGAGATTCTTCTAGTTGGACAGCCGTAACTGGCTTATCCGCTAGTATAACCCCTGCAAGTGCTTCAAATAAAATATTAATTCAGGTTAACGTATATACCTCTAATGATAGAGATGATTATGCAAACCTCTTTAGATTATATAAAGCGGGTTCTCATTTAACAGGAGCTAGTGGAACAGGTGAAGGAAGTAGGGATGCTGCATTTTTATGTCATAGACAAGGTGATGCAAATCCTGATCCATTTTCACTTTCAAACTCTTATTTAGACACAGCAGGCGGTACAAGTGCTATTACTTATCAGTTATATGCGAAAGTAGAAAATGGTTCAACTGGATATATTGGAAGAGTAGGTGCTGGTGATAATAACTGGTATAACGGTAGAGTTGCATCAACAATAACAGTAATGGAGGTAGCAGCATGACAGGAAAGATAAAGCTAAACGCAGCATCAGGTGGTGGTTCAGTAAGTTTTCAAGCACCTTCTTCAACAGGTGATGATCGTATTATTACGTTACCTACAACTGCTGATGGAACGGTACTTACAACAACAAACCCAAAGGCAGGTAATATAATTCAAGTTGTAACAACGACTAAAACAGATACTGCTAGTGAAGCTATAGCACAAGGCGCAATAGGTTCTACTGATTTAATTTCTGTCTCCTGTGCGGCAGCTTCCTCCAGTAATAGAATATTAGTTATAGCCAGTGTACAGATGGGGATGAGTTCTACTGCCACTGTTGGTTTATCTCTTTTTGTTGGTGGCTCGCAATCAGCTTATCGTGGAGATGCAGCAGGTAGTAGGCAAAGAACTTCAGTTTGGGGCAGACCAGGAAGCAGTACAACACAATATAATTTTGGGTTGTCTTATGTTGTAACTTCTCCTTCAACAAGTTCTACTACTTATTCAATTAGGGGAAGTCACGCTCATGATTCGAGCCAAACTGTTTACTTAAATTATAGTGAACACGGTGATGCTAATTATGATGCAATGACAGCTTCTACAATTACAGTAATGGAGATAGCAGGATAATGGCTATCTTCTATAATTAAAAGTAAAACACTATGGCACTCGATCACGAAGCTATTTACAAAGCATACGCAGGTACAGTCGTTAGTATTGATGACTCTACTGGAGCGTTCGACAAAGATGGTAAATCTGTCTCGCTTTCTCAAACCAAAATAAATACAGCAAGAAAAGCTTTGGATGACGAAGCGGCTGCTGTTAAGTACAAAACTGATAGAACAACTAATGGTTCTACTGTTTATGCTTCTCTAGGCGATCAATTAGATATGCTGTACAAAGATATGCTTGCAGGTAAACTTGATACAACTGGAACGTGGGCTACCCACATCAAAGCAGTTAAAGACGCTAATCCCAAGCCATGAGTAGTAGATTAATTGTTAACAGTATTAGGCACACAGGAGCATCAGGAGATGCTGTAACCCTTGCTAATGACGGTACTTGCACTGCTAAAATTACTAATAACCTAAGTAATAGACGCATCAACATAAATGGGGCAATGACCATAGCCCAACGTGGCACGTCATCTACATCTACTGGTTATAAAACTGTCGATAGATTCTATAATGGCTCTACTGGAACTGATGAAGGCCCAACATTTGCACAAGTTGATGTTGCAAGTGGAACTACACCTTATACATTAGGATTTCGTAAAGCATTGAAATTAACTAATGGAAATCAAACAAGTGGTGCTGGTGCTACTGACACAGTTTATATTGAACATCAAATGGAAGCACAAGATATTGCAAACAGTGGTTGGAATTATACATCTAGTTCAAGTTATATAACATTATCATTTTGGGTAAAATCAAGTGTTGCTCAAGATTTTAAAGGATACTTGCGAAGTGTTGACGGAACATCACAGATATATCCATATTCAACTGGTAGCTTATCTGCTGATACATGGACAAAAATAACAAAAACAATTCCTGGAAATTCTAATTTAACTTTTGATAATGATAATGGAAGTGGGCTTCAACTATATCTTTGGCCGTATATTGGAACTGATTACACAGATGCAGGGGTGACAGAAAATGCTTGGGCAGCATACGCAAGTGGAACAAGAACACCAGTATCAACTACAACATGGTACACAACAAATGATGCAACCTTAGAAATTACAGGAATTCAGCTTGAAGTGGGAGATCATGCGACTGATTTTGAACACAGGTCATTTGCAGATGAATTGAGAAGGTGTCAGAGATATTATTTTAAACTAACTGGTGATGATAATGACTTTCTATTATCTGGATTCACTTATTCTGCTAGTCTTTATTGGTTTATTGTTAATTTTCCACAAGTAATGAGAGCTTTTCCTACTTATACAGGTAGTGCCACAGCAGCAAGATTTTATTCTGATAACCCTAGTCAAGACTTTAATTTTAGTACATTAGTTAATGGTGGTGTTAATCATACAACAACCTACCCTTCACATATGTGGTTACAAGCAGATCAAGGTGGAGCAAATGCTGGTGCAGGTGGCTCATTGCAAGCACAGAATGCAGTAGGTACTTTAGAATTTTCAGCGGAGCTTTAATCATGGCAACACGTTATCAATTTTATGCTGACATTGAAAATAAAGATGGCAGTAAGATGGCTAGAAAAGCTATTAAGAGAATATTAGATGATGGTACAATTTCATCTATTCCAATGGATTCTGCAAACACAGATTATCAAGAGTACCTTGCTTGGGTAGCAGAGGGAAATACAGCAGAGGAGGCAGACTAATGACCAACCCACTAGATGATCTAATCAAGCAATACGAACAACAGCTTATTAATGTTCAAACTCAAAAAGAAGAAGCTAAACGTGCTTATGAGATTGCTTGTAAAAATGAAGACAGGTATCAAGGTGCAATCATAGGTGTAAAAGATGCACAAGCACAATTATTATCTACAAAAAATCAAGAGCAGGAGATTAAGCCTTCAGACGCAAAACAAACCAAAACTTAACCTTTCTTTTCAAGCATTTGACGGTGAATTACACCCATCGTGACGTAAAGAGGAGATAGACCTATAATTAACAGTAATGTAGCCAATGTCATAACAGACATGGCTCTTAAAATCGCAAACTTTATCATGTTTCAAAAAATTGCTAATGTTTTGAGTATTCTCTCATTCCTAATGGTAGCTTCTGTTGTTGGTGGAGGATACTTCGGATATAAATATGTAACATCAGAACAGTTTAAAAATAAGATGATGAATCAAGTATTAGAGAATGTACAACAACTAATGCCTAAGATGTTAGATAATGCACTTCCTGATACAACAGGCCCGTCAATACAGTTTCTTGATGATCAGAAATAAATGAATGTCAATTCGTAGGATTGTAATACCAGAGGTATCTCAAATTGTTATACCAGAGATGCAACCTATTAATATAGAAACTTATATTCCTACGACTTCTTCTAGTTTACATATACCATTACCTAGTCTTGATCTACCTGGATGTGTATTAAGTCATAGAGATGCGAGTGTAAAAAATACACAGATTATATTTGACGATCCAAATGGATCATATTGGAGTTGTCCAGAAGGTCAGATACCATCTTATACCCCTATTGAATACAATCCTAAAACATTAGAAATAGTAGAAGAAAGTGAACCAGAACCTATAAGCACTCCTGACCCTCCAGAGGCAGTAACACCTGAAATACCTGATATACCCGAAGAAGAGGAAATCATACAGTTAGAGCCATGTCCAGGACCAAATGATCAAAGAATTGGTGATTTTCGTAACGAAAAACGTCTAGAACGTGTTATTGGGCATAAAAGAGGCGATGATTTAATTGAATGTGTAACCCTTTATGAAGACGTGCCGTTCATCGACCAATATATTCCAACGACTAGCGTGGTTGTCTCTACTGCTATTATCGCTACTGTGGCTGCGACTACTCCTATTATTTTGAACTTAGTGAAACCAATAGTAAAGAACTTAATTAAGAAGCTGACAAAGAAGAAAGACAAGGTAGAATAGATATTAAGTAAAGGAAGCTGTAGGCAAGCTGGCGTTAGTTCAGCCTCTGACCGAAGATGATCCTTTACTTGTCTAGCAAAGGAAGCTGTAGTCATGTTAATTAAATTTAACCTCTGGTCGAAGATGATCCTTTGCTTGCTTAGCAAAAGAACTCTTAACCAAAGCTAACACTCCCTAGTTGAGGGCGAGCTTTTGCTTAGTTATTCTATGACGTGAGTATGCGGTACGACTTGATTAGGTATCGGCTCTAAACTTATATCTGCACAAAGGTTTGCATAAATACTATCCTCTGCTACTACAATACCCATCTGTAATAACTTTCCACATTCTCTAATTCTTGCAATTTGCCAATCTAATCTTTTATTTTCCAGTATCTGCTGTTGTAATAACACCTGAGTTGTAGCCGCTTCTTCGCATAAATCTGTTCCTCCTAATGGGATAGTAAAACTTAGACTAAATCCTGTATTAATTGCAAAGCTATCTTTGTTCGTACCACTATAGTTTTGTTGATAAAAAAGAATATCTCCTGGGTTATCTGGCACACCATCATCGTTTGCATCTGTTGGATCGTAAAAAGGTGTCTCGTAATAATGGTCAAATGGTTTTCTGTAATTAGAACCAAAAGTAATAAAAGGGCTAAAACTTAAAGTTGATCCTTGACATACAATACTATTTCCATATTGCTGAGTAGCCATATTGCCATTAAGCACCTGTATGGCTTGATTCGTCACCGAGCCATTATTTGATTGACTTACAGCATTAGCAAATACTTCTAAAGGTGTAAAAGCTATTGGGAGAATACAGAGGTAGTGGTAATAACGCTTTCTGACTCTATGTTCCTTTGAATTACTGTTATATTTTGCAAGCCAGGTGCAACGTATGTTTCTGTAAATTGAAATGCATCTCCGTCTGATACTGTCCAATCTGGTTTGCTGTTTAAATCTAGTCCTGTCCATGTATGTGTTTGTCCGTTTAGAGTTTCATTAATTGATAATGAACCTGGAGATATACTGTCAGCCTCCCCCATAGATACTCCAACACCTGTAACGGTATATTCATAGCCTGATGAAAAATCTGTAGAGGTGATTGTTTCTGTAATCGAAGTAGTTGTATTTGTGGTGCTTGAGGTCGTTCCCGTTGTAAAAGAAGGAACAATAGGTTGCGATTTAACTGGTATAGCATATAGAAGCAGTAGCAGTAAAAGTTTTTTCATTTATCATTTGGTAGTTACCGTAGTTACGAACTGACCAGTAGTAACAGAACCAGAACCTCCAGCATCTAAGTTCTCTATTGTATGAGCAGAAGTAATATCAACATCAAAACCTGTTCCTGATCCAGCCTCAGTTGATACAACACTACCAAAATTATTAACTTCGCCTACAGCTAAATCACCACTTTGCATTGCGTCTGGTTGTAATAGTGATTCAGTCAAAGACCAGTTTGTTGCATTTTCATTTATAGAATATTGCCCTGCATCAAAAGTTACTGCGCCAGTTGTGGCGTTTACATCGAAACCACCTAGTTGATCTCCACTATTAGAAGTACCTACGTTAGTACCTGTAACAGAGTAAGATCCACCAAGTCTTTCTACATTACTTCCAGCGGCATTTACTTGAATTGATACGCTGGTCATTATGCTGGAGGTTACATCGGCATAGCAAGGAACACTAGATGCGATGAATAGTAAAGGAAGAAACTTTTTCATGATTTTTGTTTTTTGTCTATTACTTCCGCACCAAGTATTTTGATGGGTGTTTCTATTCTAATTGTTTGATAAGTTCCTGACTGTGTAGCTAATAACGCTTCTACTTCTTTCTTGTTTAGTGGTTTATCTTCTGGCTTGTATGTTCCATCACCTCTCTTCTTAGCTCCCTCCAAGCCGAAGCTGGCCAACGCACCAGTCAGTAGAGAAGCGGGAAACGTAATATCTTTTGGCTCGTTGCTATATCCTGGGATTGAAATGTAGTTGAGGCTTACAATGAATCCACTCCAAGCAACAACAACGAGTCTGACTACAACTGAGATAAAAGCTAACTGCTCTTCTTTGTCTGTAATGTTCTCTTTCAGTTTCTGTAGAGGGCCTTTTTTGACTTCTTCTGTCATAACTGGGATTTATTAGTCATACTATACATAAATATAGCTTAAATCAATGCCAGAGGTATATGCAGCGTTAATAGGAGCAGCGGCTACCGCTTTTCTTATGGTCTTATCCAACGTAAGTAATCGAAGAGAAAGAGATATTAGAGAAATATTTAATCGAATTAATCAATTAGAAAAAATAGTCAGCAGAATAGAAGGTCAGAATCGTTAATGTTTAAAAAATTAATTTGGGTAAAAGAACAATCATTGACACAAAATTTCTGTAGTCAGATTATTAATAAATTTGAAACTGATCCTTACAGAAAAGCAGGAAAAGTAAATCAAAACAACCCTAGAATTGATAAAGACTTAAAAGTAACGATAGACGCTACTATTACACATAATATTGCATGGAAAGAAGAAGATGAGGTTTTATACAAAGCCTTGGGTAAAGCGTTATATGAATATGAAATTTATCTACAAAAGATTTCTTTAGGAAAATGGAATTTACATCCTTCCGATGGATACCGAGTAAAAGATACAGGATATAAGGTACAAAAGTATGAACCCAATGGCTTTTATAATTGGCATCATGATTGGTGTTTACATGAAGGGTGGTCTAGAATTTATACTTACATTTGGTATATAAATACAATAAAAGAAGAAGATGGTGGTTGGACAGAGTTTATTGACGGTACGAGAATACAACCTAAAGTTGGGAACTTACTATTTTTTCCTGCAACTTGGACTTATGTTCATCGTGGCTATACAACAAAAGTTCCTAAGTACATAGTAACTGGCTGGATATATGCAAAGCCATAGGTTTACGCAACGTGAATAGGAAAGGCCAAAGTTGGGAATGTTTGGTATGTTTGGAAAAGAACACACAAACTTATGTCTAAATTCTTAGTCAATCTGATCATTAAATTTGGTAGGAGTGAAAGTCTTCGTAAAGCTTGTTTGTCGCTTTTAAAAGACTTAGCAGCTAAATCTGATAATGATGTTGATGATGCAATTGTCAAGATGATTGAAGAAAAGTTATTTCCAGTAAAATGACTATTAAAAAATTTCTAAATATAGAAATAGATGATCCACCAGCAGAGTTAGAACTTTCCGTTGAACTTCGTTGTCGTGAGATCATGGCAAGTAATGATGTGGACAGTATTAAAAGATATTGCACACATCTTATAAGGCATCAAATGAAACAAGATGTATTTCTTGCAAGCATATTAAATAGGTTAATTGAACTTGAAGCAAACCTATTAACTAAAAAAATGAGAGGAACAAGAAGAGTTAGTCGTCTAAAAAAGTTTTTTCATATTCCTTAACTTCTTTTTCAGTAAAATCCTTTACTTTCAATTTTGTAATCTTGTCAATTTCATAATTAAATTTAAGAATTGCAGTTCTAATGTGTTCACTAACCCATCCTCTTTGGTTAGTAATTACTTGAGCTTTGTTCCTTTCATTAATAAAAATATAATGATCATAACCTTTTAACTCGATGTCTAAAAGGTTACGTTCTAAGTTTTTACGTCTGATTTCCTTTAGTTTTTTTAGTTTAAAACCAGAAGGAGTTTCATCTCTTTTCATATCAATTCCCATGTTATATCAACCCACCGTGGTTTCATTGTTAAAACGGTTTGATTTGAATTACTTTTAGGATATGCCTGAAATTCATAAGTTTTTTCAGTAAACCCATTGTAATAAATCATACCTATGTATGGATTATGTGGGAAGTTGTTTTTGTGCATTTGTTATTTGTAATAAAGATCATGTACACGTTGTAATGGGATTGCAGCTACAGCTGGGACAATACTATTACCTAGGGCTTTAGTTCTGTCCACCCTATAGGATAACCCATAACTTCCTCTAGGAAGTATGGGCTTACTGACATACTGTCTCCAGTTTGGGTCAAGACGTCTGGTATGTTCCGCTGACCATATTCCTGATTCCATTTTTCTGAGGATCTTCCTTTGTAATCCCTCGCTATTGGAAGAGAATGTAGAGCATCTCTCAGTTTCACTCCCCATCTCACTCCTTTTTTGTTTTCCCGAAAGAAATGCCCGTTCTTGTACTGAACATCCTTTGCTACTCCCCCCTCCACATCTGAAGCCGTTGGGGTAGGCAACGCACCACCACCTTGAACGCCTGTGGGCGGCTCCCAGTGAACTTGCAGATATAATTGACCATTCTGCATCGTACCCTGCTTCGGAAAGCTCTCCGAGAACGATGTCCAATCCGTTATTAAGGATCGCTGCCACGTTTTCCATGACAATGAACTTTGGTCGTACCAGGCGTATGACTCTAATGAGTTCGTAAAATAAACCTGATCGGGATTGTTCTGTGATTCCTTCTCCTCTTCCTGCCACACTGATATCTTGGCAGGGGAAGCCTCCAGTGATGACGTCATATTGTCCAGAGATAGCTGTGAATGTTTTGATATCGTCATGGCAAGGTACGTTTGGGAAATGTTTTTTTAAAACTTTTTGACAAAAGGGATCTATTTCTACAAATTGTGTAGTCTTAAATCCTCCGACAAGTTTATCTGCAGCATAAGAGAAACCACCAATACCTGCAAAAGTATCAAGGATTTTTAAAGGTTCGATCAAAATAAACCTTGAGTATTAGGAGCGTTTTCTATCTTTTGTGGATTAATGTTGCCATAAATGCCGTAGTCTCCTTCCAACGCTTTAGCGTTGATATATATACATTTAGTTTGAATGTTTTCTTTTTTTGTGAAATCGTAGACTTTTCCATCTGATGTTTTTGTATTTACGAGGTTTTGTATATGTTCCATGAAATGTGTAACAGATTCAACTGGAATACATAAAGTAAGTTGATTTCCAAATTTACCATCATTTATGTTGAATTTGATAGGTAGTGGAAGTGCTGGGTTGAATTGAGAATTAGCCATTGAAATAATTTTGTAATACGGTTTTGATAAATTGATTGGGAGGAACATTATTGTTTTTGCAATAAGTTCTTATTTGTTCTGCAAGTCGATCATTAGTACGAACAGTAAAGATATTTCTGCTGTAATACTTATGGCGGTCTAACTTGCGTTCTTGAAGTTGATCTCGAACTTGTTTCCCTGCAAATTCTGCTTCTTCCTGCGTCATAAGTTTGAGTCGATTTCATTTATTAGAAGTGTAAGGAATTTACCTTGTTCAGCAGTTCTTATGTCAGCAGGGCCAATTTTTTCTGCTGTTATGCTGTATTGTTTTTTAAATTTATTAATAACCTCATCTTTTTTATCGGGATATTTTTCAGATAAGTTCATAATTTTTCCTACAAGAACATCTAATGCAGGTTTTGCTATAGGCTTACCATAGTTCTTATCTTCAATGGATTCAACAGGTTCAGGTTCTTGTTTAGGTTTTGTAGGAGTTCTTGAGATACCTTTCTTAGGTTCTGGTGCAACCTGTTTTGCCTCATCAATTTCAATCTGTGCCCATAATTCGTAGGCTAATCCAAAAGTAAAACAAGCACAGGCACAAAGACATCTACGATGTGAGTTTTGAAAGTTAACAGAAGAAATCTTTTGTAAAGGTCTATTTGCATTGTCTGTAATAGCAAAAGGAAAGAGAGTAGTTTTGATATTTGTATCAATGTTCTCAAAATATCCCATAAGAAATCCAGTTTCATCGGGAGCTTTAAAAATATAAGATGATATTCCTTCTTCAGAAGTAGATTTATCTAGACAGAACTGCCAACCTGGGGCGTGTTCTCTAAGAATCTGTGCAGTTTTAGCCCAAGCGACATAATCAAACTTCATCTTTTTATAGATGTCAGTAGTTTTGATTACCCCAGCTAGATTAGGCAGAGTTGTGGTGGTCATGTTTAATTAGTATGATTACTACTGTTAGTATACTAATCACAAATGGAGGATATGGCAATATATGCTCCAGGTAATTCATCTTTATTTACATATCTCTTTTTTGTATTTAGTTCAACAACAAGGCAATCATCTTCTAATACACTTCCTCCAGCACTAACAGACAATCCATCCAAAGTAGATCTTGCAAGCTTATCAATATCTCCATTACCTCGACTAATACAATATGTAGGTGCTGAAGGTTTTAACACATCTGCATTTTTACCAGTTCCATAATGTGATTTAGGTCTAGGAAATACAAATTCAATATCTGCCTTTACAGGTAAATTCAATGCACCACTTGAATAGCAATTTAATGCGGCTTCTTTTACATCAGTTCTCCAGGGCTTTACTTTTTTAGATGCTTCAATCATTGCACCCCAACGTGTAAGAGTTTTAGATCCTTGAGGAGCAGGGATTCCAACTACCCTTATTGTTATTTCATTCATCTGTAAATCCTCTGTAATTCTTTGCTAAGTTTTCTAGCATAGTAGTTTCTATGTATCCAATCAATTTTATAACCAACATTGAAATGAGCCTTTCTGCAAACATCAATAAGATTATCCATTAAACGTCTATCAAACTTAAAACCTCTCATTCTTTTTCTTACTTTTTCTCCCTGTTTAAAGTTTATAGAGTTTGTAGACATCCAACCTGTTTTATCAGCAGTTTCATAAGTTTCTAGTCCATTATCTGTCAATATGATGCAGGTATATCCTGCGTGAGTTTTATCTCCTTTTTTACGCAACCTTCGTAAATACAAATTCATTATGTCTCCTGTTTCTTTATTTTTTATATGGATATATGGCTGAGTTCTTTTTCCTAAGAATATAATTTTGTTAAAATGTTCATTTTCTCTTATATCTTGTAGCTCACCTAACTCTTTACCTTTTTGTATGTAATTAGGAAAAAGATATTCCTGATTATTTTCATTAATTGATGGAACAGTATATGGGTGCATATAAGTATCTTCTGTTCCTTTATCAATAAAGCCAACAACTATGCCATACTTTTGTTGATTATGACCAACATAATAAATGATGTTATCTCCTATTTTTACTTGTTTATCTTGATTATGATTTAAATAAAAACTTGTATTCCAATCAGTTTTAGTTTCAAAAACTATCTTTTTATTTTTGGTTAAAAATTCAAAATTTAATAAATTAGAATTATGGTATTTTGATTTTGCATATATTGACGTTTTATACTTCTCTTTTATAGTTTCTGGTTTTTTATCGTGATTCCTTTTAAGTTCTTCTAACTGACCTTCAATTTCAAGTAATTCTTCTTTTGTAAGTTCATGACCACAATTAGGACAAGTTTTTTGTGGTTTAAAAACATAATTACATTTTTTACAAGTTTTAAATATAGGTTTAGCTTTGTTTTTTACTTTCTCTTCATCAAAATCTAATTCCCATATTCGTTCAACATCAACAAAGTCATGCCTGTAAGTATTGCCTACATGATCTAATACTATTGCTGTTTTACCTTCTTCTGGTCTAAGAATTCTTCCTACCTGTTGAACATATAAAGCAAGAGAGTTTGTTGGACGCAATAAAATAGCTCCTGTGACACATGGTAAATCAGTTCCCTCGCTAATAATGTCGATAGAAACAACAACACTTATCTCATGGTTTCTTAGCTTATCAAGGACTTTATCTCTTTCAGGTAGTTTCATTTCACCTGTTAATAGTTCTGCCTTAACACCTTCTTTTATAAACTTTTCATGTACTTTTTTGGCATGAGCGATATCAACACAAAAAGCGATAGCTGGTTTATCTAATAAATGTTTTTTATATTGTTCAACGGCATCGCCAATAATCATTGGTTGATCCATTACTTTTTTTAAATCTTTTTTTTGATATTCTCCTCTTTTTAATCTGCAACCAGTTAGATCAGGTTGTTTAGCTCCAGCAAACACTTTGTGATTACATAAATAACCTTTTGAAACTAAGTCATTAGTTTGTACATCGGATATAAGTATGTTAAAAAACTTACCTAAAGGTTTGTTATCTAAACGTATCGGAGTCGCTGTTACTCCTACCTTTATGGCATCTTTATATCTTTTGACAATCTTTAACCATGTAGATGCAGCAATATGATGTGCTTCATCAAAAATGATTATGTTAGGAACAAACTTTTCTTTTTCAATGTTTCTGTAAAGAGTATAAACAGAAGCAACTTGTAAAGGTTGAGTATTATCTCTGGGAAATCCAGAAGCAATAATTCCGTACTTAGAATCTATTAGGTCAAGTTTTTGACAGGATTGTTTAATAAGTTCTCTTTTATGAACAAGAATCATTACTTTCTTACCTTTACTAACAAAGTCTTTTGCTAGTTCTGAAAAGATAACTGTTTTCCCTGCACCAGTAGGTAAAACAAGTAAAGGGGATTTGTTTTGATTTTGAAGTTGAAGATGTAACTGCTCTAAAGCAGTGGTTTGATATTCTCTAAGTTCCATGTTTAATAAAATAAATAATATAATTATATATAAGTATATATTAAATTATATCATCCTTCAAGTTCTCTTATACGTTTTTTTAAGTTTTCAAACCTAACACAGTATTCTCGATCTGTTATTTCTTGTGCAAACCATAAATCTGCAAGATGTCCCATTTCATTATTCAACTTTGTAATCAAATACTTTTTTCTTCTATCTAGTTCTCTATAAAGACATTTCATTTCATAACACCCCATTTATGTTTAACTTTAATTGCGAGTTGTTCTGAGTGCTGTTCTGTTATTTTTTCAAAACAATGATCTATTGCATTGATTACATCTTCATAATCTTGATCTGATTTCATTAAAGATAATTGAAAATTAACAAGAGAAGCCCTAATAAGTTTAAACTGCTCACTTGACACGTTTAAGTTGTATCTCATTTTTGATCCTTAATTCTTTTCCAGTTTTCATCACTTTCTTTATCAAGGATTGCACTAACTTCTTTATAAAGATTTTTATTTTTTTTAAACTTCATTGCTTCTTCTCCTAGTTCTGGTAATAGATGATAAACATACGAATGATGTGGTCCTGGATATGCTATTTCTTGATGTGCCATATATTGCCAAGCAGAAATTTTGCTTGGAAATCTTCGCTTATCATAGTTATGACGATCTACTATTCTTTGTATAAATTTTGCTTGTTCTTCACAATTTTTTTTCACTATTGTTGGTAATTCTTCTGTTGGTATTTTCATTAGTGTCCATAAATTAACAAATAATTCTTCATAACCAACCCCTTTATGTTTTCCGAAACTACTTTCATACCATTTACAAGGTTCAAAATTATAATCTTCGACTTTATATTTTATTTTTTTATATTTTGATGTTATTGATTTATATATTTTTTCATAGTTTTCTTCATCATCTATAAAAAAATATTTGTTATTAAAAAAAGTTACTTGATGCTCTTCTCCATTTGGTGTATAAAATTCAAATTCTATTCTTGGAGGTTCTGGAGGTCTTTTAAAATCAGGGTATTCACGAAAATTATCTTGTGAAATAAAGGGATTGTAACCTTGTTCATGGAAAAACCATTCTTCAAATTCATCTCTAAAACAATCATTCCATTCAGTTTCATACTTTTTTTTAGTCATCGTTTTGTCCACTCCGAGATAAGTTTTCTTAGCTCCTCTATACGTTTCTGAGCAGCTTCTATTCTTTCTTTTTTTGTCATTAAAACAATTCCTGTTTAGCTTCAAACTTTTCCCATGCTTCCTGCCATGCATCTAAGCATCTCTGCACAGGTTGATCTTCGTTTAACATACACTTACCTTTATATGCCCAGACAGTATTACAAACATCTGGCTCTATATCACAGTTTAGTTTCAACATTTCGATGTAGCAACCTAGTTGTTTATCTGTTCTATATGGTTCTCTCCAACCAGTTCTTTTCTTGAAATCATATTTTGTATCTCCTTTAGTCTTAAGGTCAATCAATCTGATCTTCTTAGCTTTTGTATCGTATCCAATAAGATCAAGTTGACCTCCTAAATCTTTATCAGGATTGCTCATCATATATTCAACACCTATAGGTTCAAAATGTGTGAACAGTTCTAACTCGAATAAAGGGATCGCCCATTCTTCATATTCACCCATATCAATATCATCAGCACCTAACATCTTCTGTTCTAAACAGTAATGAACAGTTTCTCCCCTGGGTTGCCAGATGTGTCTAAGTCTTTCAATATTTTTCTTAGCTTCTTCATCTAAATCACTACAAACCTGAGTAGTTGAATACTTTAACCATTTATTAGATTTTTCACAAAAATATTTATGTGTTTGTTCATCTCTAAAGACAGGAAGTTTAGGAAGTTTTTGAATAGTTTTCATAATTAATTAAAAATAAGTTTG